CCCTTGCAGAATCAGAAGCTACTGCTAAAAAGATTGACCAAGTTCTTTATGACTTGCACATGGAAAACCCTTTAGCGTTTGTAACTACGGCATCTATAACTCTATCAGGTATGGAGTTTCTTCCTATTCAAGCTATGGCAAAGCGCCGTAAGTTTTATAACGAACCACTTAAACTTCATGCTAGGGACTATAAATCTTATGAAGTTCCACTACCAAAAGGTCGTCGTATATGAACATTGAGTGGGCAAAATCCCATGAAATAGAAGACGGTATCAATGCAGTATGGGGGGTTAAAGATATTGTCGATACGCTGATGTGGCGCTACCTAGATCACCCAAAACCTATGACCGAAGATGAAATGTATAACCATCTACACGCTGTTTCAGTGCTAATAGATATGCACTGCGAGAAGCTAATGGATACTTATTGCAAGGTATATAGCCTTAATGAATACGCATCTGATGAAGTTAAAGCTAAAAGGGCGGAAATTCTAAACGGTTTTGTTGAAAAAACACCTAAGAAAGCTAAGAAAAAATGACGGTACAAACAAAAACACCACAACTATTTATAGCCACACCGATGTATGGTGGGTTATGTAACGGTTCTTACACAGTAGGTTTGCTCACTGCCGTAGCTATATTTTCCCAGCATGGGATTGCTATGCAATATGCCCATATGATGAATGAATCTTTGATTACCCGGGCACGAAATAGTTTAGCTAAAGACTTTTTAAATAGTGAATGTACTCATTTGATGTTTATTGATGCAGATATTGGTTTTAACCCAGCAGATATTCCACCAATGATTCAAGCAGACAAAGATATTATTTGTGGTATTTATCCTAAGAAAGAAATTAATTGGATTGATGTAACTAAAGCGGTAAATGCGGGGGTATCGCCACAAGAACTACATAAACATACAGGTGCTTTTGTAGTAAACCTAGTAGATGGTGCAACCTCGGCTGAAGGGGATATGTACACCCCAATGGAAATTGCCAATGGCGGTACAGGATTTATGTTAATCAAACGAGAAGTATTTGAGGTATTGATAGGAAGAGTGCCTACATACACTAATGATATGTTTATGGCTATTGACGACCAAACCAAAAGAGAAGAGATTAACGAGTTTTTTACAACAAGTATTGATAAAGAGTCAGGCAATCGTTTGCTTTCTGAAGACTACCATTTTTGCAAAATTGCAAGAGAGGCTGGGTTTAAAGTTTGGGCGGCTCCTTGGGCACGGCTGTCCCATACTGGGACTTATATTTTTAATGGGGCTTTACCATCAGCATGACAGTCAAATACACATGGTCATACTCGTCGATAAACCTTTTTAAACAGTGTCCCCATAAATACTATCGCCTTAGGATAGTAAAAGATATTGTAGAACCCCCAGCAGAGCACTTAAATTATGGGCTTGCAGTACATAAAGCGGCTGAAGATTACCTTGGAAAAGGTACTCCAATTCCTGAAAAATATATCTTTATTAAAGAACACTTGGATAAGCTAAATCTTATTAAAGGCGAAAAGCTTTGCGAATATAAGATGGGGCTTACCAGCAACCTAGAACCCTGTGGGTTTTTTGATAAGGATGTATGGTGGAGAGGGGTCGCAGACTTGATTATTATTAACGGCGATAGGGCTTATGTTATTGATTATAAAACAGGAAAATCTGCTAAGTATGCAGATACTAAGCAATTAGAGCTTCTTTCCTGCGCATTATTTAAGCACTTTCCTGAAGTCAAAAAGGTCAAAGGTGGGTTATTATTTGTAGTCGCCAATGACCTTGTCAAAGATAACTTTGAAGCGGATAATGAAGGGGTATATTGGACTAAGTGGTTAGAAGATACTCAACGCTTGGAAGCGGCTATCCAAAATAATGTTTGGAATAAAAAGCCTAACTTTTCGTGCCGTTCTTGGTGTTCTATAACCGACTGCGAACACAACGGAAAGAACCATTGATATGCCCTACACAAAAACCCCTAGACCCTATGCCCATGAATATGATATGGAGAAAAAACGTGGTGAACACGAACGTCGTATGGAGCGTCAAAGAGCGAGGCGGGCGTTGGATAAGACAGGGAAAGACGCCAACGGAAACGGTAAAGCCGATGCAAGAGAAGGCAAAGACGTTGCCCACAGAAAAGCTTTAGATAAAGGTGGTTCTAATAAAGACGGCACATATATCACTACTGCCGCCAAGAATCGTAGCTTTAAAAGAGATTCAAAAGGTAATTTAGTTTCTGAAACAAGCGTCAAAGAACGTAAGAAACCAAAAAAGAAATAGTTTTGTTGTTGTAGGTGTTGTGAAGTAAGGTACGAGTGCTAACAACAGGGTTACTCATTTCCTAACCATAACCGTACCAGTTGGGGTCGTCTTCTAGATATTTTTCCCTTCACGGGGTATCTTGCTTCCTTTGGTGATGACCTAACCGATTGACCCCCGTAAGGGGTTGTTTCAATCAAAACGTGTGTTTTGGTCGTATTTCTATTGGAGAAGAGATTGCAAATCATAGATAATAAGGCGTTGCTACTTAAAGTACGTGACCCAAATCGCATTACCACAGTAATACCAAAGAGCAAAATATTAGATACGGGTGAGGTATTAGTGAACTGGGGGCTGGAAGAAGCTCAAGTTTTAAAGAATCTAAAGCTACGGGATGTACCTTCACCCATCAGGGCTAATTATGCATGGCCTGGACTCTATAAACCGTTTGACCACCAGCGTAAGACCTCTGAGTTTCTAACTCTGCACCGCCGAGCCTTTTGTTTTAACGAACAGGGCACAGGAAAGACAGGCTCAGTTATATGGGCGGCAGACTATTTAATGACCTTAGGAGTTATCAAACGGGTTCTAGTACTCTGTCCACTATCCATCATGCAATCGGCTTGGCAAAACGACTTATTTAGGTTTGCTATGCACAGAACTACCTCAATAGCACATAGCTATTCTAGGGAAAAAAGAATTCAAGCTGTTTGTGGTGATGCCGAGTTTGTTATATGTAACTACGATGGACTAGGAATTATCAGGGATGCCGTAGTTGCTAATGACTTTGACTTAATTGTTATTGACGAAGCCAACGCATATAAGACGGTATCTACAACACGTTGGAAAATACTAAACTCTATTATCAAACCACATACTTGGTTATGGATGCTTACAGGCACACCAGCTTCTCAGTCCCCAACAGATGCGTATGGATTGGCAAGACTAATAAACCCGCAGGGGGTTCCAAGGTTCTATGGTTCTTTCCGAGACATGGTGATGTACAAACTAACCCAGTTTAAATGGGTTCCAAAACCCACCTCAGAAAAGATAGTACACAACGTACTACAACCTGCAATACGTTTTACAAAAGACGAATGTTTAGACCTACCTGAAATGACTTATGTTACTAGGGATGTACCCCTAACGGCGCAACAAGAAAAGTACTATGAAATCATTAGAAAGAATATGTTAGCCGTAGCCGCAGGTGAAGAAATAACAACAGTTAATGCTGCCGCAAACTTGAATAAATTACTCCAGCTTTCATGTGGCGCAGTGTATTCGGATAGTGGAGAGGTCGTTGAGTTCGATGCTTCTAATAGAATCAATGCCTTAAAAGAAGTTATTGACGAAGCTAGCCATAAGGTGCTAATATTTGTTCCCTATCGCCACGCTATTGAGATTGTTACGGAAGAATTGAGAAGGTCAGGATACACTGCGGAAATTATAAATGGCTCAGTATCAGCCGGAAAACGCACAGATATTTTTGCCCGATTCCAAGGCGATGCAAACCCCAAGATTCTTGTAATCCAACCACAAGCCGCCGCACATGGAGTCACATTAACTGCGGCTAATTTGGTGGTATGGTTTTCCCCTATTACTTCAGTTGAAACCTATCTGCAAGCTAATGCTCGAGTGCATAGGGCAGGACAACACAACCCTTGCACAGTAGTTCACTTACAGGGGTCCCCAGTAGAAAAGAAGATGTACAAGATGTTGCAGGGAAAGGTTGACATTCACACTAAGATGATTGACTTATATAAAAATATTATTAGTGAAGACTCTTGACAGTGTAAAGGAAAAGGAGTAAATTGTGGATATGAAAAGAAGGAGGAGAGTATGAGTGAACATGAAGCAACAGCCGATAAATTGGTTAAAGTATATGTAAAAATTCGTGACCAACGATACGGACTTGAGAAACAAATTAGAGAACTTGAAGAGCAAGAAGCCATAATCAAAAACGAACTACTAACTATTTGTAAAGATGTAGGTACAGATGGTTTACGTACGCAGTTTGGAACGGTTACAAGAAAACTAAATAAGCGTTACTGGACAAGTGACTGGGAATCCCTTTATTCATTTATGAAGGAACACGATGCCATGCACTTTCTACACCAAAGAATTTCTAATGCGAATGTGGAAACATTTTTAGAAGAAAACCCCGATCTGCACCCGCCGGGGCTTCAAGCGGATGCTGAATACACAGTAGTTGTACGTCGTAAATAATTAGGAGAA